CACGGATATTGTCTCCATAAATACGATACTTGTCGAGACGTAAAGCGTCCGTTATAATTCTTGCAAGACCTTTGGACGATAGATGAGCTTGAACAGCCGGGTCCTGATACAATCCGGTGTTCGAAAGCTGCACTACATTCTGAACAAGAGCCGCCTGGGTTGCAAAGTGTCTGGCACCGACAGGCGTCAGGCGGCCCTTCGCTGTAACGTCTTGCCTAGTAATACTGAGGAATTCTTGGTAGCCGAAGTCCTCGGACATAGTGGCGACAACGACGTTCTGATCGAGATTACGCCGTCCAACCTCTAGCATTGCGTTCATCAAAGGTTCGAGGAAGAACTTTTCAAAGTAGGAGATTTTACTTTGAAATAGCCGTCCGGCTGCGTTATCTAGAGTTTGAACTTCGAAAGCAGTCTTTTCTCCTGGGGTGCGAATACCCATGGCGGTACGCGGAGCACCAGCCAATTCTTCCATAGAATTCTCGTATTGAGCTATCTGAAAATCCGCATTAAGAGCGGTAGCATCCGGCCTAAGATGCTCAACGCTAGCCGTTTCATCTGCGACAACTACTTCTCCGGGGCCGTATACAAAATCTTCAACATATCCTTTAGTGATAGTCATCGGATAGGCTATCATATCGAACACATCGGACTTGAGATTCTCAAGATGGTCTATTCGATATTGGAGGCCGACCAGATTGTCAAGTGGACCCATAGCCCACGCATTATCTGGCCGACTTCTCCAGCCGCAGTGCCGCTTGTATCTAGTTCCTGTCCAGTTAACTATAGGTTCCTTGATGACCACGTAGGCGCGATCAAGGACAACTATCCGATAGTTTTCGTATAAAGTTCCTGACTCAACGTCGAAGTAATCTCCTTCGAATTCCAAGAGTTCGACGGAGCCGGAAGTGTAATAATCTGCCAGTACAGCAAAGCCATCGGCAGTGAGTCGAGCAGCCTTATCTTGATCGTACGTGTATCCTTTACCCTGCCCGACAACTGCGTATCGATTATTCTTAATCTTGATTAGAACTTCATCAGCAATCTTAGCATATTCAGGACTCGTGAGCCTCATCTTGTGCAGTTGTCCTATAGACATAAGAGTACGAGTAATGCATGCTGCCTGATCAAAATCAGGTGCAGTGATATCAAATACTATATCAAGTGGAGAGATTCGTTTAAGCTTTGGGCCGGTGTAAATCGATATTTCGTTAGCACCAATTGTGGTCTTGTCGTTTATAATCTCGACATCTGCGAAACAGTTGCCATAGTCAATCCAATCATCCAGAAGCTGCCCAACCGTAAACTCTAATTTAGAGTTGGCAAAGATATGCTTCATATAAGCTTCAATAGCTTTCTTCTTATCCTTGTTCGCAGACTCTTGATCACCAGCTTCCCACATGAACCAATCTTCATTAGGAAACAAAGCCGACATATAGTTGGCCTTAAGATTGTCTCTGATCTGGCACAGCTTAGGACGGGTTGTCTTATTCTTCCACGGCAAGGAAGCATTAGTCGTAGTCGTAGTATCCGTAGCGAATACATACTGAAGAACTTCTTGGGACTGTTGTTCCTTTAGTCGCCTACCATCTTTCCAGTTATTGTATTTAGCAGCAATCTGGAGAGCCAAGCTCTCAGGTTGTACAATAAGATCGAGGTCTAAAACTTTCTTAGCCATTAAGCGACTCCGCCGAAGCGCGAGGAAAATGTAACGTTGCCCACTCTACGATCCTTTTGTGACGCATTCTTAGGAGCCACTGCAATCTCTATAGCCATAGCCAAAGCATCCTTGATATCATCGTGACGCGGGCGACTCTGAAGTAACTCTTCCTCTAGCACTTGGCAGTTTCCGCCACGATAATGCCAGATAGACATGTTGTTGTACCTAGGTTCCAGCACGACGCCGATACGCTCTTCCTTGGTGCCTTCTCGTGCAGTATGAGGTCTCTCATCTATGGATAATGAGATGTTGGCTGGACGGAGGTATTGATCTTTCATTTCTCGGACGATAGCCTTCTGACTAGTTCCTGACTCAATAACAATCTTCCTGAATCCCCACTTGAGAAAACTATTTCTGACATGCTCGAACATCTCGGAAATCTTTTCTGTCTTGAAGCGGTCGATGTCGAGTACATATATGCTGCCATTTGGATCGATTCCGATAACGACAATGGCAGAGAAGTCTGCCCTTCGATCTTCGCTATACGCCATGTCCATAGCCGCAAAAAGATTAATAGGTTGTCCCCGTACAAACCATCTACCACGGTCTTGGGATACCTGACTTCGTTCAAAATACTGGAATCTATCTGCGGTAATATCAGACTCGTCGTAACGATTTGGATCATTGTAGTACTGAGCATAGAACTGCGTCTTGTCTAAGTACTGAGCCTTTTTCTTAGCAAGGATTTCACGGTTGAAGCCGAACCATTTACCATCGGCACGTTGCTGACGAGGCCAGAGGAATTCTCCTGAACCATCTCCGCGATCTTCAACTTTTCGTTCAAACATTTCGTACACAGGTTTCGACGACACAACATTACCCGTTTCGTCAGTAAGTTCCTGTTGCATTTCTTGCATCGAAGAGTAGAGATCATCTGGATGATACCTCGTACCTACAACCCATTCTCGCCCTTCCGTGCCTTCGATTGAGGCCAAAAGGGAATATTGCGTTCTAACTTTTTCTCGCCCGTCTTCTGTGTAAGCATTTTCCTGAACAACCACGTCGTCAAGAACAGCAACATCACAATGCATGCCAGTGACAGTAGTTGTAAGACCAGCAGTAAACACAGTAGGATCGCGAATGCCTTCTTCAGCACGTCTAGGATGATCGACACTAAATTCGGTCTCCGCCCACTTTTCTCTGTCCCATTTAGAATCTGACACCATGTCCGGCCAGTATCGACGGTAGATTTTACTGGTCAATATATCTTTAATCATCTTCAACTGCTTGATAGCAAGATTACGAGTAGAAGATATATATAAAATACGAATAGCCGGATTCTTAGTTATGTACCATGCACAGCGGTACGCAATCAACGCTGACTTCATGTGATCGCGAGGAAGTAACAGCAATTGATGGCTGTTGGCATTCTCTCTTTCCCACCACGAGATGATATCCTCATGGACGGCACCAAGAATGCGATGAGGAGCTACCAGCTTAATAAAAGTCAGTAGATTCTCTTCTGCTAATTTTCTAATTTGTTCAGAATTAGCGATCATAGCGACGCAATGCGGCTCACGTAGTGCTTTCTCATTAACTGGCGATAATTACGGCACCGGGTAATACGGAATCTGGCGCTCCGTACCCGCAACATTGATGATGAGATAACCAGCCGGCGTCGCAGGCAATGCGCTCGCGCCGCCGGCAGCGCCGACGGTGGTGCGGGTGGTGGCGCCGTACATCACGGCACCGGAGCCCGCGTTAGAGGCCGCCTTGGTCGCGCGAAAAGCACCGGCATCCACGCGAGCTTTGAAGCTCGCGTCCGAGTTCTCAAACGACACAATCTGATCCGCGCTGGATGCGCTCAACGTCATCGTGAAGGTGTTGTTGGCGGTGTGCTCGAAGGTCAGCGTGCCGGTGTAGTCGATGCCGTCCTGGCGCTCATTCGGAAGGATGAATTTGTCCGACGTGACCTTGTTGAAACACGGGTCATGCAGCGCCTGCCGCTTTCCATGGATGACCATGTTGCGGCTTGAAGTCGTTCCTCCGAAGGTAACTTCACCCTCGCCAACAAAGAGCGTGTTGCCCTGGCAGTTGGCGGTGTTGACGAGTTCGATATCGGGGCCGGTGTTCGACTCCGAGTAAATCTGCAAGAAACTCTGCCGGCAGTTGTTGAGCCGCACGCCGCCTGCGGTATTCGACTGCGCGACGACGCCCATCGCGAAGTTAGCCCAGCCCACATCGACATTGAATCCCCAACCGGTATTGCCGCGGGTGTCGATGTTGTTGAACACGATGGCGTTGGTGTCGGGGACCGGCGTGGTGCCGCTCACCTTCAAGCCGTCGCCGCCATTAAAAATCAGCGTCAGGTTTGTGAAGTTGCCGATATTGCACTTCAGGATCTCGATGCCGTGACTGCCTTGGTTCTGCACGGTGATGCGATCACAGGT